ACCTCGCCGTGGTCCGCGCCAGTGTGAGGCGCAAACAGATAAGGGCAACGAAACCGAAAGGCAGGTCACCCTATCTCCCGTGCAGGGTCAAGCACACGCCCTATCGCTGAGATAGCGCTGGCACCCTAAACCTTTGATTATTTGGAGGACGCAATGCTGACCATACTGGGCGTAATACTCCTGACCCTCGTAGTAGCAGGATGGGTATTCACCATCCGCGCCCCGCTCAACACAGCGCTCACCATCGTGGTATCCACCGCCCTCGTCATCACCCTACTGTTCGGCGTTGCGCTACTCACCGGATGGCGACCAGCGTTCTAGAACATGCCACGCGCTAGGAAGATATGCGCTAAGCCAGGGTGCCCTGCTGTTGCTGTTGGTAGCTACTGCACCGCGCACACCGCTGAGGCTGAGAAGGCCAGAGGTAACAGCACGCAGCGCGGGTACGGTGCGGCACACCAACGCACACGCAAGCAATGGCTACCCATCGTGGCAAGGGGTAACCACCCATGCGCTAGGTGCGGGCTGCTCATCGAAGCCGGCGAGCCTTGGGACCTAGGCCACGACGATAACGACCGAACCAAATACAACGGACCTGAACACGCAAACAAATGCAACAGATCCGCAGCAGGGCGCAAAGCCCACCAATAACTGAACACAAAAGAATCACGGACTAATTACCCGTGACAGAAGACCCCGACATCCTGAGTGTCGGGGTCTTCGCATTCCTCATCATGCAGGACATGCAACGGATTGCGCGGACTACAACGACGAGCGGAAGCGCTGAGGCGTGCCGGATGGTGGTCTGTCAACGACACCATCGCGGCACTCCGCGACCCCAGCATGCGCCGCCGCCCACTCGTCCAAGAGCAGGCCGCATAGCACCCCACGGGGGGCCACCAAGGGGGCAGGGGGCCAGAACCGCCGGTGAGGGGTTTCGGTGGCGCGGAGGGTTCAAACATTCCTGGGGCGGCGCGATGCCGGCCCTTTAGTGCGGTGCGATGCCGTTGGAGGTTGTTATGGGTTCGGGTGGTTCGAGGAATAGGTCTGGGCCTGGTGTGGATCCGCGGTCTGGGCGTTCTGATGCTCGTGGGTTGCGGTTTGTGGCGTTGCCGCGTGAGGGTTTCCGTGGTGATGTGCCGGTTTTTCCTTTGCCTGGTGCTAGTGAGCGTGAGGTTGAGGTTTGGGGGTCTGCGTGGCGTACTCCGCAGGCTGCTGTGTGGGCTGTTGAGCCGTGGCGGTGGCGGACTGTGGCGTTGTGGGTTCGGGTTTCGGTTCGTGTTGAGGATCCGGATGCTCCTGCTGCTTTGTTGGGTCATGTTCATAGGTTTGCGGATCAGATTGGTTTGACTCCTGCCGGGATGAAAGAGAACGGTTGGGCGCTTGCTGCTGACGAAGTGAAGGAGAAGCGGGATTTGAAGCCTGCTGCTACGTCTCAGGCTGCGCCTAAGCGCCGTCTGAGGGCTGTCGGTGGAGAGTAACGGTTTTCTTGTTGATTTCCCGACGCTTGGGGATGTTATTGATGCGTGGGTTGAGCATCATTGTCGTGTTCCTGATGGTTTTAGTCGGGGTGCGGCGTTCAAGCAGTCGGATTGGCAGTTTTGGTGTACGGCGAATCATTACCGGGTGCGTCCGGAGGCTAGGTGGATCCCCGAACAGCCTTTGTTGAATCAGGCGTTTACTTACAGGCGTTCGCAGATTGTGGCTCCGCAGAAGACGGGTAAGGGTCCGTGGTCTGCTGGGATTACGTGTGTTGAGGCTGTTGGGCCGGCGATTTTTGGTGGCTGGGCGTCTCCTGGTGATGGCTATGCGTGCTCGGATCATGGTTGTGGTTGTGGTTGGGAGTATGAGTATTTGCCGGGTGAGCCGATGGGTGTCCGGCATCCGTCGCCGCTGATTCAGCTAACGGCTACGTCTGAGGATCAGGTGGATAACATTCTTCGCCCGTTGAAGGCGATGATCCGTCTTGGTCCGTTGTCGGATTTGTTGCTTATCCGTGAGGATTTCATTCGTATTGTGGGTGATTCTGGGGATGAGGACATGGACCGTATTGATGCGGTTACGTCGAATGCGCAGTCGAAGCTTGGAAACCCGATCAGTTTCGCGTTCCAGGATGAATCTGGGTTGTACACGAAGACGAACAAGATGGTGAAGGTCGCGGAGACGCAGCGTCGTGGTGCTGCTGGTATGGGTGGCCGCACGATTGAGACTTCCAATGCTTGGGATCCTGCGGAGAACAGCACGGCGCAGCGCACTTTTGAGTCTCAGTCGAGGGATGTTTTCAAGTTTTTCCGTCAGCCGCCTGCTGAGTTGTCGTATGGCAATAAGCGGGACAGGGCACGGATTCACCGTTACGTGTATGAGGGTTCGCCTTGGGTTGATTTGAACTCTATTGAGGCTGAGGCTGCGGAGTTGATGGAGACGGATCGGGCTCAGGCTGAGCGGTTTTTTGGGAATCGTTTAGTGTCTGGTTCTGGTGCTTGGTTGAAGGATGGGTTGTGGGATGCCGCGTTTGCAGGAGTGGCTACCGAACCCGCCTGACGGCACTCAGGTTTGCCTTGGTTTTGACGGATCTCTGAATAATGACTGGACCGCAATTCAGGCGGAAACCATTGACGGGTTTACGTTTACGCCCCGGTATGGGCCGGATGCTAGGCCGACGATTTGGAACCCGCAGGAGTGGAACGGTGAGATTCCGCGTGGCGAGGTTCATGCCGCTGTGGATGAACTGTTTTCTAGGTTCAAGGTTCGCCGGTTTTATTGTGACCCGGAGGACTGGTATTCGGAGATTGGTGATTGGGCTCTCCAGTACGGGGAGGAACACGTTTTTGAGTGGCCGACGAACCGTGTGAAGGCCATGTATGCGGAGATAAAGCGGTTCGAGGTTGATTTGTCTACGAAGCGGATCACGCATGACGGTTGCCCGATCACCGCTATTCATATGGCGAACGCCCGTAAGGCCGCTAAGCCGAATCAGCAGTATGTGCTTATCAAGCCTGCTGACCATCAAAAGATTGACGCTGTGATGGCGCGGATTCTCGCGCATACGGCTGCTGCTGACTCGCGTGAGGCGGGCTGGGGCGAAGAAACCGATTCCCGGATGTTTGTTTTCAGATAGTTAGGGGCCGTTGTGGCGTTGAATGCTGAACAGTTGGCCCTTGTTAACAAGCTGAACGAGCAGTTGAACGCTTCTAGCAGTGATGATGAGCGTCTTGGGAAGTATTACGAGGGTTCGCAACTGCTGACGCACATTGGGTTGGCGGTGCCGCCCGAGTTGCGGAAGTTTGAGACGGTTATCAACTGGTCGCGGGTGGCTGTTGATTCGGTTGAGCAGCGTCTTCGGGTGAAGGATTTCATTCTTCCTGGTGAGAATACTTCGTCTGGTGTTTTGCGTGAGCATTGGGACGCGAACAACCTTGATTCTGAGTCGCCGTTGTTGCATAAGGACACGCTGATTTATGGGCGTGGGTTTGTGTGTGTTGGGTCGAACCCGGAGGACGCGGAGCATCCGTTGATTACGGTTGAGTCGCCCCGTGAGCTTACCGCTACGGTGGATCCTCGCACCCGTAGGATCGTTTCTGCGCTGCGTGCTTATGGTGGGACGACTGATGATCCAACGGCGAAGTACGCGACCCTCTACGAGCCGAACAGCACTGTTTGGTTGGAGAACCTGCGGGGTTCCTGGGTTGAGGTTGACCGGGATAACCACAATCTCGGGCGTGTGCCGATTGTGATGTTCCTGAACCGTCGCCGAACTGGTGACTGGTTGGGTGTGTCGGAGATGAAGGACGTTATTCCGCTGGTTGATTCGGCGGCGCGGGCGATCACGAACCTTCAGATCGCTTTGGAAACCCACTCTGTTCCTCAGAAGTGGGTTCTGGGCATGTCCAAGGGTGACTTTGTTGACGATGAGGGGAACCCCCTTCCGCAATGGCTCGCCTACTATGGCGCGATTTGGGCTAACCAGAACAAAGACGCGAAGGTTGGGCAGTTCAGCGCCTCGGATTTGAAGAACTTCCACGACACGATCAACCATTACGCGCAGATGGTGGCGTCGGTTACTGGTCTTCCTACTCGGTATTTGGGTCAGACTTCGGTGAATCCTGCTGCTGAGGGTGCTATCCGTGCTGATGAGTCGCGGTTGGTGTTGAACGCTGAGGGTAAGGCCGCTAACTGGGGCGATGGTTGGGCTTGGGTGCAGGGTATCGCTGAGCGGTTCCGCACCGGTGCTTGGCCGAAGGCGAATCAGATCAAGACTGAATGGTTTGACGCCGGCACCCCAACGTTCGCGCAGAAGGCTGACGCGCTGACGAAGCTTTACGCGAACGGTACGGGCGTTATTGCCCGTGAGTCTGTCCAGGATGAGCTTGGTTGGTCGCAGGCGAAGAAGGACCGTGACCGGGAGTATCGGGCGTTTGAGGTTCAGGATCCGTATCTTGCCCGTCTTGATGCTAAGGAACCCGTGAATGTTGCAGACGTTACCGGAGGCGGCGCTTAGTTATTCGGGTTTGCAGCGTGCTGAGATTGGCGCTGCGTTGGCTGCGGTTCAGCGGCTGTGGCGGCGGATGGGTTCGGATTTCGACGGGTCTTATGCCCGGTTGGAGCCTGACCTGTTGACGGTGTTGTTCACGGCTCAGGAGCGGGTAGCTGATGGGGCGTTAGCTTACGTTCCTGATGTTCTTGGCGATGGTTCTCCCCCGCCGTTGTATGGGTCTGAGGGTTCGCGGTTTGTTGGTGTGGCGGGTGATGGGTTGCCGGTCGCGTCGATGGCGTATGGTGCGGTGATTCAGGCGAAGCAGGCTGTGGCTGCTGGTTTGGATGTCGCGGATGCGCTTGCGAGGGGCGGCAGGCATCTTACGTTGGCGTCGGGGACGTTGCTTTCGGACACGGGCCGTGCCGCTGAGAAGGTTTCTGGTGGCGCTCGTCGTGTGAAGCGGTGGACGCGGATGCTGAACCCGCCTTCTTGTGGGCGTTGCGTGATCTTGGCCGGGAAGGTGTCTCGTCAGTCTGAGGCGTTCGACCGTCACCCTGGCTGCGACTGCCGGAACGTCCCCTCAACTGAGGACACAGGCGATGATGCACGCACTGACCCGAAGGCGTATCTTGACAGCCTTTCCGAGGCTGAGCAGGACCGTGTTCTCGGGTCTAAGGCGAACGGTCAGGCGTTCCGTGACGGCGCTGACATGAACCAGCTCATCAACGCCTACCGCAGGGCTGGTGCTGTGAGGCCGGCGCAGATTCATGGCGTGAATATCAAGTACACGACCGAGGGTACGACGCGCCGCGGGCACGCTTATTGGCAGATGTCGCAGGCGCAGTACATCCGTGAGCAGTCCGTGTTCAAGGACGGGTCGAAGTATCTGCGGTTGAAAGCGCCGCGTCTGATGCCGGAAACGATTTACGCGACCGCTAAGGACGCTGCTGATGCGAAGCGGTTGCTGAAACTGTACGGCTGGATCGTCTAAGCCCCCAATCCCCGGTGCTGTTACTAACACGACAGCTAAGCGAGGCATCCTAACCACGGATAGCGGCCGGTTACACATTCTTCCCCTAGGCGCGACGCTTCGGGGTTTTTCCATCCGCGACGGAGGACAAACACATGTCGGAACCAACAACCACCACGGCTGAACCCACCGCGCCAGCGGAGGCGGAAGCCACGACGGAACCCCAGGAACTCGGGCGGTAAGAAGGCACTGCAAGCGGAGCGCGACGCCCGCAAAGCTGCCGATAAGGCCGTCGCTGAGCTACAGGCGAAGCTGAAGACGTTCGAGGACGCGAACAAGTCCGAACTGGAACTGGCACAGCAAACCGCCGCGGAAGCGCAGGCCCAAGTGGCGCAGCTCCGCGCCGAGAACATCCGTAAGAGCGTGGCCCTGACGAAGGGTGTACCTGCGGATCTTGAAGAGTTCCTGACTGGTGAAACGGAAGAAGAAGTAGCCGCGAAGGCTGATCTTCTTATGGCCCGGTTGGCTACCCCCGGCACCCCGAAGCCCGACCCTTCGCAGGGCGCGAAGACCGGTGCGCATGCGTTGGGCGGCGACCCGCTGCTTGACGCATTGAAAAACAAACTTGGCATCAACTGATGCCCAACTCTTAGGAGACTGTTATGGCGATTACCGCCGCAACTAAGCTCTCCGATTTTTCCGGTTTCATTGACCGGGAGAAGTCGGCAGCTATTTTTGAGCAGGCCGCGAAGACCTCCGTGGTTCAGCGCCTCGCTCCCCGTGTCCCGCTGGGCGCGTCTGGTCAGTCCATCCCGGTTGTGACCGGGAAGATGTCCGCTGGTTGGGTCGCTGAAGGTGCGCAGAAGCCCGCCTCTAGCGG